TCGGAGACTTCTTTATTGTAAGTAATTCCAATGTTGGTCATGGATTAACATCACTAAATACTGATGGCAGTGCTGTAGGTGTTGGTACAACTTACATTGATAATGTTTATCGTGTGGCTCATCGCACTTTGGGCGTGACCACTGATGCAATGGGATTTGGATCTACAGTTGTTACTCAGGTTGTAGTCAGTGTTAACAGTCTTAATGGTCTATCAGGATTAGGTCATAGTATGTACTTTGGTGATTACAGTTATGGTAGATTACAACTTAGTGATCGAAACACTGTTCGTTCATATCCAGTCAATACATCTAATGGAGTTACTGGTATATTAACTGGGCCAATCATTAAGAGACAGTCATTCTTAAAAACTCAAAGTTATTCAACATAAATAAATAAAAAATCTCAAATGGCAGCTATAATTACTGATCAGATAAGAATATTAAATGCAAAGAATTTTGTTGCAGGGGTTTCAACGTCTAGTAATTCATATTATTCTTTTGTCGGTTTAACTGATCCAACAGCAATACAATCAGATTGGGATAATGATCCACCATCTCCGATTGACAACTTCACTAATCATAATGATTTTTGGGACACTGCCATAGCTTTAAAGAAAATAAATGCGAGTGATGTAAAACAAGTGGTTAAGAAAAATTCTTGGACTTCAGGAACCACATATGATTATTACAGGCATGATTATAGTATAACAAATCCACCAAAACACGCTCAAGGAACTTCATTATACTCATCTAATTTCTTTGTTTTAAATAGTGATTTTAGAGTTTATATCTGTTTAAAAAACGGTACAAGTCCAGAGCAACCAGATGGTAAACCATCATTAGATGAACCAACATTTACAGACTTAGAACCAAAAGCAGCAGGGACAAGTGGAGATGGATATATCTGGAAATATCTTTATACAATTAAACCTTCGGAGTTAGTTAAGTTTGACTCAACAGAATTTATGCCAGTCCCTTCAGATTGGGAAACTGGATCAGAAAATTCTGCAGTAAGAGATAATGCGGTTGACGGTGGTATTAAATGTGTCGTTATTCAAAATCGTGGTGTAGGATTAGGAACTGCAAATCGAACATACACTAGAGTGCCAATCAAAGGTGACGGTAGTGGTGCAGAATGCACTGTTGTTATTAACGCAGATCAAAATGTAGGATCTGTTGATATAACCAATCAAGGTTCTAATTATACTTTTGGAACAGTTGACATTGTAGCTGGTGGTTTGCCGAGACCAGACTCATATCCACAACTTGATGTCATCATACCTCCAACTGGTGGTCATGGTGCAGACATCTATAAGGAGTTGGGTGCGACAAATGCATTAGTATATTCAAGAATTGAAAATGACTCAGAAAACCCAGACTTTATTACTGGTAATCAAATTGCAAGAATAGGTATTCTTGAAAACCCAAAAGCATTTGGATCATCATCAATACTTACATTAGATAAAGCAAGTGCAGCATATGCGATGCGTTTGACAGGAACAGGTTATAGTAGTGCGACATTTACTCCAGATTCAATCATTACTCAAACAACTGGAACAGGTGTAACTGCGATCGGTAAGGTAATTAGTTATGATCAGATAACTGGTGTATTGAAGTATTGGCAAGATCGCACCATGGCTGGATTTACAACTGTTGGTGCAGCGACAACTACACCAATTTATGGATTTAACGCAGATAGATTCACTGCAGATGTATCTAGTGGTGGAAGTGTAAATATAACAGGAGGAAGTATTTCTCTTGGTATAAACACAAGTTTTGATGGTCTCTCTACCTCAATAAATAATAAAACATATTATCTTGGTCAAACATTTACAAGTGGTTTATCAAATCCAGAAGTAAAAAAATATTCTGGAAACATGCTCTATATTGATCATCGACCAGCAATCACACGTTCTTCTAATCAAAAAGAAGATATCAAAGTTATATTACAGTTCTAATAACTCATGGCTCAAACCACTAATTTAAACGTATCGCCATACTTTGACGATTTTAATGCAGATGACAATTACTATAAGGTGTTGTTTAAGCCTGGTGTTCCTGTACAAGCAAGAGAGTTAACTGGTTTACAATCAATATTACAAAATCAAATTGCAAAATTTGGTCAGCATTTTTTTAAAGAAGGATCAAAAGTTATACCCGGAAATACATCATATATTGATAATTTTGATTGTGTAGAAATAAATAACGAATATCTTGGTATTACAGTCGAGTCATATATTGATCAACTTTTAAATCGTAAAATTGTAGGACTGACATCAGGTATTAGTGCAACGATTGTAAAAATATTAAGTTCAACTAATTCAGAAAGAGGTAATCTTACATTATACATTCAATACGAATCTTCAGGTGACATTAATACAGATCAAACTACTTTTAGTGATGGAGAAAATTTAGCAGCAAACGTTGACATCATATCAGGGCCAGAGAGTAGTGCTTTTATTCCAACAGGTGAATCATTTGCAACAACTATTTCATCTAACGCAACTTCAACCGGTGCTGCTTTTTCAATCGCGAACGGTGTTTATTTCATAAGAGGTAATTTTGTAAATGTAAATGCAGAAACAATAATATTAAGTCAATATTCAAATACTCCATCTGGTAGAGTTGGATTAAGAATTTTAGAAGAGACAATAAATTCTGATGAAGATGCAAACCTTACAGATAATTCAAAAGGTTTTAATAATTTTGCTGCACCGGGTGCAGATCGTTTAAAAATATCATGTTCTCTTACTTTAAAAGGAAATGAAGATTTTAATGATAATGACTTTGTTGAATTAGCATCATTTAGAAATGGTGATGTTAAAGCAAAAACAACTACTTCACAATACAATTTTCTTGCAGACGAATTAGCAAGAAGAACTTTTGATGAATCTGGTGATTACATAACAAAACCATTTTCTATAAAAATAAGAGAATCATCTAATAATGGAATAGGTAATAATGGTGTATATGCAGAGGGTCAAATTACTGAAGGTGGTGGTGAGGCATCTGAGGACTTAGGTTTATATCAAATTTCATCAGGTAAGGCGTATGTAAAGGGGTATGAAGTTAACAAAAATGGATCAACATTTTTAGATTTTGATAAACCAAGAACTACAAAAACTCTTGAAAATCAAACCATAACATATAATACTGGGGCATCTTTAAGATTAAACCGAGTTCTTGGATCACCTGAAGTTGGTGTTGGTAATACTTATATTGTAAGTCTTAGAGATACAAGAACAGGAACTCAGAGCGCAGCAAATATTATGTCTGCTCCGGGAGAGGAAATAGGTTTAGCAAGGGTATATGATTTTGCACTTGAGTCAGGAACTTATAACACATCAACTCCAACTGCAAACGAATGGGACATATCATTATATGATATTCAAACATTTACAAAGATTACGTTAAATGCTAATCATACACTCTCAACACCAACTTTTGTTAAGGGAAAGTATAGTGGTGCTACGGGATTTTTGAGATCTGCAGTATCTGCATCTACATCTTTAAATCTTTATGAAACAAATGGAGATTTTATACCAAATGAACCAATGATATTCAACGGTATCGAGGACTCTCGTGTATCTGTTGCGGTTACAAGTTTTGGTGTAAGAGATGTCAAATCAATATTTGGTGGGACAGAAATAACAGATCAGAATAGTGGTGATGTAGGTTTTGCAAGAACATTTACAGGTGATGTTAAATTAAGAAATGAATTTGTTTTTGGAAACGGACTTTTAAAAAGATCTGATCTTACTACAGGATTAAGCACAATTACAAGTTCAAATCCACAGTTTCCAGCTAAGTTAAAAGTTGGTAATATATTAAAATTTGGTGCGGGAAGTAATGATTCAAATTTTGCAAGAGTCACTGTTGTCGGAACAAATGATATAACTGTAACTGGAGTTACAACAGTATCTGGTGTCTGTGATGGTGGATTACCTGAAGGTAGTGATGCTTTAAATACAACTCTTTCAGACCTCACATTAGTATCAAGTCCATTTGAAAAATCAGAAGATAATACTCTTTATACACCATTACCAAAATCTCTTATATCAGATGTAGATTTAAGTGATGCGACCCTTGCAATTAGAAAGGTATTTAACGTCGCAATAAGTGCATCCACAGACGCACTAACTGGTGCTGTCACAGCAGGAGATAATACAACATTTTTACCATTTGATGAAGAAAGGTATAGTTTAATCCGAGCAGATGGCACAACAGAAACATTAACATCTGATAAATTTACATTTACAAATGGTAATGGTACTTTACAGATTAGCAATATTGGTGCGGATTTAACTGTTAATCAAGAGGCAACACTAATCGCAACTCTCAATAAAGTAAAACCAAAGGCTAAAGTAAAGAGAAAAGACGCAGTTAATTCACTTGTTGTAGATAAATCAAATTTATCAGGATCAGGCATAGGTAGAACGACATTAAATGATGGATTAACTTTTGGAAGTTATCCTTTTGGAACTCGTGTGCAAGATGAAAAAATATCTTTAAACACACCAGATGTATTAGATGTTTTAGGTATCTTTGAATCAACTGACACAAGTGATCCATCTGCACCAAAAATGACGTTATCATCTATCAATACAGTTGATGGGGGCACAACAGATTTACTAATTGGTGAACAAATTACCGGTGCAAATTCTGGGGCAATTGGTATTTTTGCAGAACAATTAACTGATGCTCAGATATCCTTCATATCAACTAATGAATCAGAATTCATAGAGGGTGAATCTGTAAGGTTTGAAAATTCAAATGTACAAGCGATAGTAAACACAATTGATGTTCCATCAAGAAATGTATCAGCTGATTTTAATTTTAACACAGGTCAAAAATCAACATTATTCAATCATGGATTTATCACAAGAAAAGATGGAGTTGATGCGCCATCTAAAAAACTAAAGATTTACTTTGCAAATGGATTTTTTGAAAGTGATGATACTGGTGATATTACCACAGTTAATTCATATAATGATTTAGATTACAAACGTGATGTGCAAACAATAAATGAATATAGAAATACAGATTTAATTGACATAAGACCAAGAGTTTCAAATTACACTGTTACAGAAAGTAATCGATCACCTCTTGAATTTTTAGGTAGATCATTAAGTGGATCAGGTAACTCAGCACAAAATATTCTTGCATCTGATGAGTCAATTACCATAGATTTTTCTTTCTATCTTGGAAGAATAGATAAAATATTTTTAACAAAAGCAGGAGTGCTTGAGGTTCAAGAAGGAGTACCTGCGGAAGAACCAGATCCTCCTGTTCCCACAGATGATGCACTAGAATTAGCGACAGTCACTCTTCCCCCATATCTTTTTGATGTTTCAGAGGCTACTATGTCATTCTTGAAGCACAAGAGATATAGAATGCAGGATATAAGAAAACTTGAAACAAGAATCAAAAACTTAGAATATTACAGTGCTTTAACATTATTAGAAACAGCGACTGCAAATTTATTTGTACCAGATGAAGATGGTTTGAATAAATTTAAATCAGGATTTTTTGTAGATAATTTTACAACTTTTCAACCACAGGAAACTGCAATACCAATAAAGAATAGTATTGACTCAACAAATAAAGAAGTAAGACCATCTCACTATACTAATTCAATCGATTTACAGGTTGGCCCAGTTGAGGGTGAATCAAGCATATACACTGGTGCTGACCCAGAGGGTGTGGGCATTAGAAAAACAGGTGACGTTATTACACTTGATTATGATGAAGTAGAATATCTTAATCAACCTTTTGGAACAAGATCTGAAAGTGTAACACCATTCTTACTTAACTTTTGGCAAGCAAACTTATCTCTTACTCCTTCAAGTGATACATGGGTTAATACTGTTAGACTCGAACCAAATGTATTTGAAACTGAAGGTAATTTTGAAGAGGTCACTCGCACCGCTGAAAGAAGATTTGGTGGATTTGATCCTCAAACTGGACTAACAAATACTGTTTGGGGAAGTTGGCAAACTGTTTGGACAGGAACAAGATCTGAAAGTAGAACAAGACGTAGACAGCAAGTATCAGGTAGAAATAGGTCTAGACAAACCAGAGGAAGAAACTGGAGAGATGTTGAAAGAACAACCACAACAACATTCCAAGATACAATTACTGATAACTTTAGAACTGGAACAGCAACAAGAGAGGGTACAAGACAATTAATCACCGAACAATTTGATCAAACATCTCTTGGCGATAGAACTGTTAGCACTGAAGTTGTGCCAACAATAAGATCAAGAAACGTTGCTTTTGATGGTAGAGGATTTAAACCTCAAGCAAGACTCTTTGCATTCTTTGACGGAGTTGATGTAACAAGGTATTGCGTTCCAAAATTGTTAGAGATAGAGATGGTATCTGGAAGTTTTCAAGTTGGAGAAACTGTAACTGGTACTATTAAAACAGATCCAAACATTGCATCAGACCCCCCTTATATTCAATTTAGAGCTGCAGTATCTAATCATAAAGAGGGCCCTCATGATGCACCAACAAGAACTTATGGATCTAATCCATATACAGATACTCAGGTAGCTGATCTAGCACTTGCAACTTTTGGTGGGGCAACTGGACAAATTTTAGCAAATAATCGAGGAACTGCTGCCATACTTCCTGATACTTATTCATCAACATCAACTATATTAAATGTTGATACGATCGCACTTGCTAATCAACCACAGGGTGATTTTTATGGATATATTCAAACAGGAATGATCTTAAAGGGTGGAACATCAGGTGCAGAGGCAAAGATAACTAATCTTAGATTTGTTGCTGATTTCTCATCAACGGTTCAAGGTAGTTTCTTTATACCAAATCCAAATGTTAACACTAATCCAACATTTTCAACAGGACAAAGAACTTTTGAATTAGTGGATAGCAGTACTAATGATCCAGATGAAATCACAACGACTGCAGGTGATAATTACGATGCAAGTGGATCTATTAATACAGTTCAAGAAAATGTTGTTTCAGTTAGAAACGCAAGAATTCAAATTATCGAAACATCCCAAGACAGGGCTGTATCTGAACAAACAGGAACCACAGTTGAAACTGATGTGGTTGGTGTTGATACAACTGATAGAGTTGTAGCACAGGGACGCAGAGGTAGGTCAATTACTAGAGCAGAGAGGAGATTTAGAAGAAATAGAAGGAGAAGGAGAAGAAGAGGAAGAAGAGGTGGAAGAGATCCTTTGGCACAATCATTCTTTGTAAGTCAAGAGGGTGGTGTATTTGTAACAAGTTGTGATGTATACTTTCAATCAGTTGATGATAATAACATTCCAGTTACATTCCAAATCAGAACAATTAAAACTGGATTACCAACCACAGAAGTTTTACCTTTCTCAGAGGTTAACATTGATCCTGATCAAATTACTACTTCAACAAATGGTAGTGTTGCAACTAAGTTCACTTTTGAATCTCCTGTTTATCTTGAGGGTGGAACAGAATATGCATTAACTTTATTATCATCATCACTAAAATATAGGGTCTTCATATCAAGGATTGGTGAAAATGATTTAATGACAGATGAGTTTGTTTCAAATCAACCTGTATTGGGATCATTATTTAAATCACAAAATGCTTCAACATGGGAACCCAGTCAATGGGAAGATTTAAAGTTTGATTTATTTAGAGCTTCATTTGTTAATGAAGGATCTGTTCAATTATATAATCCAATATTATCAAGAGGAAACGCACAGATTCCTAAATTAATGCCTGATTCACTTAGACTTCATTCTAAAAAAATCAGAGTTGGTTTGTCATCTGGTTTTGCTGCTGGTATTCATCCAACTTTAGGAAATACAATTTATCAACAGGGATCTAATGCAACCGGTAACTTCACTGGAACTGCTGGAATTGCAACTGGATCACTAACAGTTACAAGAGCTGGTATTGGTTACACATCCGCAGCTGCTTCTATTGCATCTCGTGATGGAGATGGGCACACTGTTGTTGGAGTTGCCTTATCGACAATTACTGGAAGTGGACAAAATGCTATTGCTACTATTGAATACAATGAGGGTTCGGTTGTTAATGCAACAATCACAGGTGGTGGTCAAGGATATCAAGTTGGTGATGTTTTAGGCATCACAACTGCTTTAGGTATCAATGCAAGATTATCTGTGGTATCGATTGCTAGTACTAATGAACTAATAGTAGATAATGTTCAAGGTGTATTTGTAACTGGTGTTGGTAATACCTTAATGTATGGAACAGCAGATGGTGACGTAGGTTCAACGAAGGCTGGAGTTGGTAGTGCGATTTGCGGTAATGGTGGTGGTTCTGGTGCGTTTATACCAGATGATTCTGTTGTAACTGTGTCTGATGGATTACATATCACTGTTAATCATAAGAATCATGGAATG